CGTTGGATAGAAAATCGTATGAACAAGTATCTAAACAAAATTTTAAAAACGGAGAATGAAGACTATGTTATTGCCAGTGATACTGATTCTATCTACCTCAATTTGGGTCCTTTGGTTGAAACTGTATACAAAGGGAGAAAGACGACTAATGAAAGCATTGTGTCGTTCCTTAATAAGATCTGTGAGATGGAACTTGAAAAGTATATTACGAGTTCTTATGAAACGTTGGCAAACTACGTAAATGCTTATGACCAAAAGATGTTTATGAAGCGAGAGAACATCGCAGATCGTGGCATATGGACAGCAAAGAAAAGATATATTCTAAACGTATGGGATAGTGAGGGTGTAAGATATGATGAACCCAAACTGAAGATGATGGGTATTGAAGCAGTGAAGTCATCAACTCCTGCACCTTGTCGCACAATGATTAAGGATGGACTTAAGTTGATGATGAATGGTACAGAAGAAGATGTAATACATTTTATTGATGATTGTCGTGCAAAGTTTAAGACACTTCCTCCAGAAGATATTGCATTTCCTCGCACTGCATCAAACGTGCAAAAGTACAAAGCATCGTCTACAATCTATACAAAGGGAACACCCATACATATTCGTGGTGCATTATTGTTTAATCATTATATAAAGCAGAAGAAGTTGGATAATAAATATTCACTTATTGGTAATGGAGAAAAGGTTAAATTTCTTTATCTTCAAAAACCAAATATTATACAAGAGAATGTTATTTCTTTTATTCAAGACTTTCCAACTGAAATTGGACTTGACAAGTACATAGATTATGATCTACAATTTGAGAAAAGTTTTGTTGAACCACTCAAAGCAATCCTTGATGCGATTGGTTGGAATGTCGAAAAAACTGTAAACCTAGAATTATTTTTTACCTAATGGATTTACCTATTGATTTAGATGAACTTGATGTCATTATTGAATCTGTATCAGATGTTGATACAGAATTATGTCGGAAGTTAAGATTAGTAAAAGGTTTGGTTGAAGATGGTAAACCTTACAAAAAAATACTCCGTGAAAAATATGGTTATGTAGCATAATGTTTTTTAAAAAATTGAGTCTTGTTACTGGTGGATTTGATCCCATTCATAGCGGACACATATCATACTTCACAAGAGCAAAAGATTTTTCTGATTATCTTGTAGTTGGTATTAATACAGAACAGTGGTTGACAAATAAAAAAGGTCAATACTTCCAATCTTGGGTTGAACGTGCAGAAATTATTCGTCACTTAGATATGGTGGATGCAGTGATTACTGTACCAGATGATGATAAAGGTTCTGCATGTGGTGCGATTGCAAAATGTTTAGAAATTGCAGAAACAGTTGTTTTCTGTAATGGAGGTGACAGAGGTAAATTTAATACACCAGAAACTGATAAGTATGGTGGAGATCCACGAGTACAATTTGAATTTGGTATTGGTGGTGATGACAAGATGAATAGTAGTTCTTGGATACTCAAGGGTTACTTTGAAAGACAACGTAAATTATTAGGAATATGAATTGTTGGCACTGTGGCACTGAATTAATTTGGGGTGGGGATCATGACCTTGACGATTATGAAGATATGGAGTATGATATAGTTACGAACTTATCATGCCCTAAGTGTGAATCATACGTTGAAGTTTATCATAAGATAGAAAAATAATGGATTTTCTCAAAGAAATAGTCAAAGAGATTGGTGACGAGTATACACAAATCGCAGCAGACATAGATGAAACAGAAAGATTCATTGATACAGGAAGTCATATCTTCAATGCAGTTGTTAGCGGTTCCATTTATGGTGGCGTTTCTAGTAATAAGATCACTGCCATTGCTGGTGAAACTAGTACTGGTAAAACTTATTTTTCCCTTGCTATTGTCAAGAACTTTCTGGACACTAATCCTGATGGGTATTGTCTCTATTTTGATACTGAAGCAGCAATCACCAAGGGATTACTTACATCTCGTGGAATTGATCAAAGCAGACTTGTTGTTGTCAATGTCGTAACAATAGAAGAATTTAGAAGTAAGGCACTTAAGGCAGTTGATATATACTTAAAGACAGATGAAGAGAATCGCAAACCTTGTATGTTTGTTTTAGATTCTTTGGGTATGCTTTCCACAGAGAAAGAGATTAAAGATGCACTCGATGACAAACAAGTTCGTGACATGACCAAATCACAACTTGTCAAAGGTGCGTTCCGTATGCTCACACTCAAACTTGGTCAAGCAAACATTCCACTTATAGTTACCAATCACACCTATGACGTTATCGGATCTTACTTCCCAACTAAAGAAATGGGAGGAGGCAGCGGTCTCAAGTATGCAGCATCTACAATCATCTATCTCAGCAGAAAAAAAGAGAAGGATGGTAAGGAAGTCGTTGGAAACATTATCAAGGCAAAGACTCATAAATCACGTTTAAGTAAGGAGAACAAAGAAGTTGAGATTAGACTTTATTACGACGAACGTGGACTCGATAGATATTATGGGTTATTGGAACTGGGTGAGAAGCATGGAGTCTTCAAACGTAAGGGGAATCGAATTGTTGTTGGTGAATCTTCCGTTTATCCTTCTGCTATTCTGGCCGATCCTGATAAGTATTTCACGGAAGAAATAATGCAAGGCCTTGAGGAGGCTGCAAACGAAGAGTTTAGTTATGGTGAATGATGGATCGTATTGAGAAAGTCATTCTAAGGAATCTAGTTTATAACGAAGAATATCTAAGAAAAGTTCTACCATTTATCGAACCTGATTACTTCAATGACAGGAATGAGAGAGTTGTATTTGAACATATTACTAAATATGCTTCAGAGTACAATAGTTTGATAACGAAAGAAGTACTCCAGATTGAGATTGAAGACAGACGTGATATCACTCAAGATGAAGTCAAAAATATATACGGAACGATAAATGAACTGGAAGATATTGAATGTGACTTTGAATGGTTAAGTGACACAACGGAGAAATGGTGTCGAGACCGAGCAATCTATCTAGCATTGATGGAGTCAATCAAAATAGCAGATGGACAAGATGATAAAAAGAATCGAGATGCAATACCAACAATACTATCAGACGCATTATCTGTATCCTTTAATCGCAATGTAGGCCACGATTACTTAGAGGACTATGAAGAACGGTACGAACTTTACAACAGGAAAGAAAGTCGAATTCAATTCGACCTTGAATACTTTAATAAGATTACAAAAGGAGGTCTTCCAAACAAGACGCTCAATATTGCACTTGCAGGCACTGGGGTTGGTAAATCTCTGTTTATGTGTCATCATGCTAGTTCTGTTCTTTTAGAGGGAAAGAATGTTTTATACATAACTTTAGAGATGGCAGAAGAAAAGATTGCGGAAAGAATTGATGCAAATCTTTTAAACGTAAACATACAAGAGATTGTTGATTTACCAAAACCAATCTTTGAAGGCAAGGTAACAAACCTTGCAAAGAAGACTCAAGGGTCACTTATTATCAAAGAATATCCTACTGCCTCTGCACACTCAGGTCATTTCAAGGCCTTACTCAATGAATTAGCCTTGAAAAAATCTTTTAAACCTGATATAATATTCATAGACTATCTAAACATATGTGCGTCTTCACGTTACAGGGCTGGATCAAATGTTAACTCGTATTCCTATATTAAGGCGATTGCTGAAGAGCTCAGGGGTCTTGCAGTTGAGGCTAATGTTCCTATCTTCTCCGCTACTCAGACGACTCGCTCTGGCTTTGGTAGTAGTGATGTCGATCTTACTGATACAAGCGAGAGTTTCGGTCTTCCTGCTACTGCCGATCTTATGTTTGCTCTTATATCGACGGAGGAATTGGAAGCGTTAAGTCAGATAATGGTCAAACAACTTAAGAATAGATACAATGATCCAACCATACATAAGAGGTTCATTGTCGGTATTGATCGTGCAAAGATGAGATTATATGATTGTGAACAAAAAGCACAAGACGATGTGCTTGACTCCGGAACTAAAGAAGAGTATAATGAAGAAAAGGTTCCTAAAAAATCTTTCGCTGAATTTAAATTTTAATTATGTCTGGAGATTATAACACACATAACGATCAACAACCAAATATCAATTACACAGGACAGAAAGTTGACTTGGATAAGTATGCTTTATTCGTGGATGGTGTCACATCCAATCCCAGTAAAGATTATAAATCTTTTCTTGAGAGTCTTAGTACCCTTGACGGAGAGGGTTCCAATATTCACAGGCTTCTTACTGCTGCTGTTGGCATTAGTGCTGAAGGTGGTGAATTTATGGAGATCGTTAAGAAAATGGTTTTCCAAGGTAAACCTTGGAATCATGATAATCGTGAGCATCTTATTATTGAGTTGGGCGATGTAATGTGGTATGTGATGCAAGCATGTGCTGCTTTGAATGTTACTCTTGATGAAGTAATTGAAGGTAATGTGGAAAAGTTAAAAAAGAGATATCCTGGTGGGGATTTTGATGTTCATTACTCGGAAAATCGTGCAGCAGATGACAGATGAAGAAAAAACCATGATTCATG